AGCATTTTCAATCATCATTTTGATAGAATCATAATCACCCGCCTTAAGTAAATCTACACTACTAAGTAGTGCTTTTTTTAACTGTTGGTTTTTACAGAAGTCTGAAAACTCACTCTCAACAAACTCTGCATCTGTGTCTCTATGATTAACAGCCTCACGTAGTTGTTCTTTAATCGATACTTGTAATACTTCGTTTTCAACCCGGGCTAACTCTACCTTTAAAACCTCAAGTGTAGGCGTTGTATGGTACTTATCATAATACTTCAATATCTCACCCACAACCCATTTGTGAGCTTGATTATCAAAGTATTCTTCGCTTAAAATATCATGGATGTTGATTAGGAACTCTTTATTATTTAATAATGAAGATAGAACCTTAACCTGGAATCCAGGACCATATTGATTTAGTGAGTTTAGGGTCATGTAACTTATTTATTATAACTGATTAAATCCTTAAATGTATTTTGAATCCAGTAATCAACATTTTTAATCAAATGTCTCAAACCATCTTCAGAGTATAATCTAAGAAAAAGATCTGAGTTTAACACGGGAAAATCAGAAGCTTCTAAATCTCTTATGTATTCTTTTTCTAAATCATCCATCATAGGATTATGTAAATCCATAATCTTGTAGGTACGTCTTAAAATCTCAGCATCTAACCCAACACGAGAGTAAATAGTGTGTTCTTTATATTTTTCAATCGAGGACTCAATAATATCCTCTAAAGTAACAATACGTTCACCTAACTCTGGGAATAGTTTTTTAAGTTTCTTTTCACCTAAACCCTTAATCCCAGGGATTTTATCTGAAGCATCACCCATAAGGGTTTTATATACAATAAAGTTTTCAGCTAATACCCCAAACTTCTTCATCACTACTTCCTTAGTATAAAAATCTTTTTCAATAGGACGATAAACGGTGATTTGATCATCTGTTAACTGGATAAAATCCTTATCACTGGAGACAATAAATGCTTTGTTTTCAGGGTCTTGTTTAGTAATATACTTACTTAAGTAACCTATAATATCATCAGCTTCAACTTTATCAAGTGCTACGGTTTTAACAGGTATACACTTTAAATATTGTACTAACCTAACGATTTGGTCTACCTTAGCATCGTGTTCTTCATCTAAATCTTCAAAAGTATCCCAGTTAGTTATTCTACTAAGATGACGACCACCCTTATATTCGGGGAGAAGGTTCTTCCTATTAGTGGTTGAACCTTCCCCATCGAATACAATATAAATGGATGTTGGTTGGATTTGATTAACTAAAGTTCCTAAAGAGCGAAGAAACCCACCTAAACCCCCAATATGAGCTCCTTCGGAGTTAACAATATTGAGCATTGCGAAGTTGCGAAAGAATAGATTTAGACCGTCGATTAATAATACTCTGCTGTTTCTACTAAAGGTAGTTTCCTCCCGCTCCTCTGACAGATTGTCAAGGAGACTTAATAAATCCTTTTTATCCATTTTTAATCTGGTTCTTGAGTGAATGTTACTTGTGATTCTACTGCCTCTACTTCTTCTACAATATCAAAATCTCCACCACCTAAAATCTTAACCCAATCAGCTGAATGGGAGTCTTTATAGGCTTTAAGTGATTTATCATTATCCTCGATAAAACCATGGGGTGTCATAATAATACGACCTCTTGTAGTAATACCATTGATGTGGTTCTTATCCACTTGAAGATTAGTACGTTTAGCAAACTCAACTTGCTTACCATCTTTAATCGCTTTGATTTTAGATGTTCCTGCGTTAGAGATATTACCAAATGTAATAACAAAAGTTGCATCATACCACATTGTAAAACCACCTTTATTCATCAACTTAGGCATAGACATTGGGGTTTCAGCCTTAGCTGTCCATACTTTATTAACACAAACTAATGTATTAGTATAAGGTGATGACTCTTTACGAGACATTACAATCTTTTGATTAACAACATTTCCAAACTGAGTTGACATAGCACCAGCATTCCATTCGTTGTTGTTTTTTTTCTTCTCAACAGACATTTGACAAGGTATAGAACCAATACTATCCCATAGGAATAATAGATCGTAAGGTAGATTACCTTTCTTTTGCTCATCTAATAAGTCAAGAATAAAACCAGCAACATCTTCAATAGTGTGGAGTGATTCACGGTCAGCATAGATAAAGTTACCCTGGTAGTCTAATAACTCACCTGTATCTTTATCCCAAATTTCTTCTACATCTAGACCCATCTGCATAGCATGCTCCCAGTTCCACTTCATCTCAGTTACGATGAATACAGGTAGAACACCTGATTTTTGGGCTGAAACAGCTGCTTCAATCATAGCTGTAGTTTTCCCAGTATCCGAGTGACCACGTAATAAACAGACGTGACCCATTGGAATACCTGGGACTGATGTTACTGATTGGTAAGCATCAGAAAGCGGAATCCATTTCTGTTGTTTAAACTTAACATTACCACCTAGACCTTTTTTGTCTTTGAAGCTGTTAAGATCAAACTTGGATTTAATCTCGGCGGACATAGCCGCCGAGAGTGATTTACTTACTTTTTTCTTAGCCATAATTAGAAGGGCAAGTCATTATCCTTATCCTCATCAAACAAACTATCAAACTTATCTAGTTTGGTTTGTTTTACTTGGTTGTTAGATGTGTTCATCGAATAGTTGTTAGAAGCTGGTGTTTTATCTTCATCGATAATGTCACCCTCTTGTGCTGATCCTTCAGGGTTTAACCATGAAGCCAAATGTTGTTTGGTTTGATCATAATCTACAATACGATTCTTAAACAAATCCTTAGGATTAACTTGGTCTTCCAACCACGTTTTTACTTGATCAGCATCATCTGAAGCATTAGATATTTTCATTGATGGTGATGCTGTAGTACGATTGTACTTAGTACCTGTTACTTCAGGTCCTACTGTTACTAATTTGATGTCACGACCTGATGCTACATCAGTGTAATCACCTACTTCCTCATCTACTGCTAGTTGTAGGAATGTCTCATATAACTCTTTACCAAACTGCCATACTTTAACACCCTCATCTTCCATACCACGAACAATGATAGGGGCAAAGTAACGAACCTTTGGATCAAGCTTTTTAGCTAACTTCCAATTCTCAGATTCACTAGTTTGGCGTAGTTGTTTTGTAAACTCGATGATTGGATCCTTTAAAGTCTCACCACTTTCGTCTACATAGTTTGTACGCGAAGGCATAACATTAGCACCAATACCGTAATAGAATAACATCTCGGTAAATGGCATTTTGGGGTTGAACTTCGAAGGTACAATACGAATTGTTTGTTTACCTACTTCAGGCTTCCAGAAGAGCTGTCGGCGCTCACCGTTGTTTGAATTACCCGTTTTCTCTAGGGCATTCAAACGTTGTTTGATTACGTCTAAATCCATTATTAAAACTATTTATTATTATAACTATTTACTTGATTGAATATACGAAACCGGTTTGGGGCATCCAAACTTAAAGGTCAATTATTTTAAAAATCTTTGTTTTCAGTTGTTTTAAGTCTGATTGTTGAGTCAAAAGAATAGTGTTGCGGTAGTGCATCCATTCTACTCTATATCTTCTATCTACAACCCCATCATTTAATGACTTAATAAGCTCATTTAGGGCATTGATAGTGTATAAAGTATTAGATTCTTTTTTCCTATGTACCAATATTGTATTAGCTGGTATAGCGTTGATGTTGCCCTGGTCAACATTGTAAGTAACAACAAGTTCTTCGCTATCTTTAATTTCAAGAACAAACATCTTATTATACATGATGTCGTATTGGGATGTAATATCTGAGATTAAGCTGTCTAGGCCCTCACGAGTGGTGAAGGTGCAAAATAATTTATTGTTCAAATCTTTAGTGTTTATACCGTCAGTAACAAAATCGTAACCTGATGTATAAATATCTAAAGGATTAGTTAAAGTTGTAGTTGAGTCCATTTTTTTCTGTTATTCGTAACTTAAATTTATTAAAAACCTGTTTTATTGCATCCATCACATCCTCTTCATTTTTATCAACGTCAAATAAGAATGAATCATATGTGTAAAGAACCAATTTGGTATTCCTACCCTTCAATAACTTGAATATACGAAACAATATTTCAATATTCACGCTTGTTTCCATATTTTGTAAAACGTAGTTAAATAACTTTTGAGGGTTCATGTCCTCGAGTTTATCTTTTTCAAAAACATAGTTAGATATAGGACATACAAGTTTACCCTCTTCTTGAAACTCATTCCAGATTATCTGTATATACGCACTTGTCTTCTTAAAAAATGGTAAGTCTTGATATTGCTTAAATACACCCCCATATAGTTGTTTAAACGTTAATTCTTTTGCTTTTTTGTAATCAACACCATACATGCTTGCAAAAGCCTTATGTATATCACTATCACCAAAATCATAGTCGACAAGCATCCCACTAAGAGTAGGATGATAGGCGCTAATATCATATTCCACAAACCCATCGTTACGAGGAATAAAACTTTCCCTACAACCGTTTTCCTTTGGGAGAGCCGCATAGTTGATACCATCATACTTGTTGGAAGGCCTAGTAGTAAGGGTCTTAAAATTGTAAGAAGTATAAACATACTCGTTTGACGGAGTCCGCTGGAAGTGTTTTTTGAAGGCATCTTTATCTATTTTAATTCCACTACGTTCTATTGCACTTAGTACTAGTGTTGCTTTATTATTATAAAAGTTGTTTACCGGTTGATTAACGCGGTGCTCTAAATCATCATATATTTGCTCACAAACCTCGTAGTGTTTGGTTATAGGCACTATAGCGTTGGTATCAACGCGTGTATCGTATTGTCTGTATATAAAACTATGTGCTTGTGTTTTAGGTGGTATATACGTAGGAAGTGTTAGTGTAATATCTATTAAAGGTTTTAGAATTGTATAGTGTAGGAAATCTTTCTTATCTCTAACATATATCTTTTTAAAATTCTTTAACTCTAGATACACCTCATCTTCAAACAAGTTTAAACACTCACTATGATTAATTGGTAGTATATAACCCTTTGTCTCCCTAATCGGTCTAATATAAAATGCACATATAGAGTTTTCTATAGGATGTTGCCAGTGGTTAAGTGGGATGATGTCCATAAACACTTCCTCAAAACCTCTATTACAAAACTCTTTAAACTTATCTTCTCCTTCTATTAACCAAAACATAGTGTGAATATACAATCACTAGCTCGGTTTCCAAAATTTAAGGTAATCGTTTTTTAGGAATTTGTTGAAAGCTGGGATTGGGAGTTGTCTCATATAAAGCTCAACCATTTTTTGGTTGGTAGTACTTACATATAATTCTTCACCACTTATCACCCATTGTAAACTAAATGTAAAATAAATGGGATTAGAAGAGACTCCAGTATCTTGGACTTCGTAATATATGTTTTCATTACGTTTTTTGGCAAAAAATCTTGTTATCTCTCCAGTTTTATAATCTCCTT